CGGTAAAAGTTAAATTTCCAATTTCAAAAACTGGATACGATTCGTCTAGCATGTCATCAAACCAAGTTTTAATTTCGAAGGCAACATCAAAATCTAACATTTATTTTTTCTCCAATACGCTAATAATAATATTTAAATCTTTGTCTGATAATAAAACGCGAGATGATCCCCATAATACGGCTAACCAATTATCGCCATATTCTTTTTTCGCCATTTCGGTGATCTTGGCGATCTTTTCGTCTTTAGTCATTTGAGCCTTCTTTCGTTGTTGTTATATTGGAGATTGTAGCAGATAGCACTGACATTGCTTGATCTGCGCTAGCCTTGCGTGTAGCAAGGACATGCGCCTTATATTCATCTAGATTCATTTAAACACCTTTTCGAATTCGGAATATGGGAGTTCTACATTAAGCAGACTATTGCCATTGGTATATACATTAGCGCCTGCGCCTATTGTGTAACGCTGTAATACGACATGAGCCATACGGCGATCATCATCTATTGCGATTACATTTACGATCTTATGATTGACATAAGCAGAATCGCCGTTAAAAAACTTACCGATAAAAACGCCGTTAAGTAGAGATAGAGTCATGGTGACACCTTTCGATTGAGATAATGGAATAATACCATTAGCGACTGACAATTTATGGGATATGGGTCGGCGTGTCTAAATATTCTTTTTGTGTTTAATATCACATGGATCTCGGGCGTGTCGCAAAATCCAGGGTGTTTATCCACAGCCCCTTAATCACCCTGTGGATAACCCCCACGTCTGTGGGGGGTCAAGCTGACATATGTCAACTCGACACGCCGTTAGGCTACTATGATTTACGCCACAATTTCTCACGCTTGTTATAAGCCTTATAAGACTTATACGCGACTATAGATGTGAACACTAGCGCAAGCATCTGCCATGATAGCGAGATGTAGCACAATTCTGAATCAAACATGAATCCGTATCGGTCTAGTTCGATAGTCATTAGTTAACCTCTACCTCTCTGATTACATAGTGAAAGCCTTCACCTAGTTTAGTTAATTCGGTGATAAGCGATAAGATATCTTGTGCGTTGCTTGCCTTATTGCCGACGCTTAGTAATTGGCTACCTTGCCAAAGTGAGTATGTGATAGTCATTAGATTGCCTCGCTCATTAGTAGGGATACTTGCTCATCTGTTAATTGCTCATCACCTAGCGGGTCAAACAAGGCAATAGCCTCTGACTCATCTAGATAATAATACTGATCCGCAACGGCGGATTGGATAGACTCGTACTTATTAACGCTATTAGTAGCGTATGAATAAACATATGACATTTTTTATTCGCTTTCGTTAGTAGTTATAGTTGGAATTGTAGCGCATGGTACTGACATTTATTAAGCATTTATAACGCATAGGGCGATTGAGATTGCTACGCCGATGAAGGCGCCGACTGGTGCCATGAAGTCGGCGTTATCGTCTAGCCAGTCGATTGCGTATGTGAAAGGGTTCATTAGTAGGTATCCTCCACGCCTAGTTCATAGGCTTTTGTTAGTAGTTCGATTAAGTTTTGTGTAACTGGTACATCATAGACGATTGCTAAACCTTTTAATACATTTTCTGGATACATTTCCATTTTCTTGCCTTTCGTTTGGTTAATAAGAGAATTAAATCATGGACTACTGACATTTAGTAGCGACACGCCCTAGGGCTTAGTGTGTTGTTAGTCACAGTAGCAATATTCATTATCGCAATCGCATGAGCGTGTAAGCGGTGGCAAAGAAACTAGGTCGAATAAGTCTTTACACTTATTAGGATTCTCCCACCATGGGAAACCTGCGTGATATTGAGCAGGTGCTAAGACTACCTGTCCGCAAGGGCAAAGGTTCATTAAACCTTTAGGATAATCGCTAACCTTAGCGAAACCCTGTCCAAAAATTGAGTTAGTCATCTGACTAATCTCCCTTCTGTTAATCACCTTGATTAACTTATGTCTTAAGACTATATGAAGCCACTGACAAAATCGAATCCAAAACCCACACAAAACGGACATCGACCAAAATACTTGTGTGATAGTGATCACAATTGTGGTCAATATGTGCGGTCTATCCGAAATGTCCGAATTTGTTTTTATACTGTATCATACAAAATAAAAATATATTAACATTTTGTGATATTCTAAAAAAGCAGTTGACTAGAATATATGGATCCTATATACTTCAGATATGGCCTCAATCAGAACTGTTAAATGTGATATATGTGGGCGGGAACTAGAAGTAAGATCTGCCTTTGCCCATATGACGCTATCAAATCATAAAAAATCTTGCAAAGCTTGACCAATCAATTTTTGGAATGTTATAATAATTACCTTGGACAGTTTTCGGAGATAATATCAAGGGGTTAAACTCCAAGTGCGATGATGACGGAAGTTAAATTCTTTCAGATAAAAGCTACAGCTCTAACCGATGAATTGCTATCTTATAAATGGACAATTTCGGGGTTCCTAATAATTTTTCTTTATTGGGGTATAGGGGTTGTATGCTCAAATTCTGGAAGTTATCATTATAAAGAAAAGATATAATACATATAAGATATAATTCTAGTTGACTAGGATATTATTAGAGAGTACAATAGAAATATGAAGACAATAGTAGCGGGAACCATAATAGCAGTGACAATTTTTATTCTTGGCACTATATATTACATAATAGGCTAATCCCTGGGGGTATAGCTTAATGGTTAAAGCATTTGTCTTATATGCAAACGATTGTGAGTTCAAATCTCACTATCCCTACATCTAAGGAAGTTAATGAAAGATTCTATATTTATACCAATAGCTGCTTGCAATGAAAGATTTATAGAACAAACAGTTAGAAGCGCATTACATAATGCCAAGCACCCAGAAAAAGTATTTTTTGGTATATTTAACAATATCACTAACACTACAAAATCATTGTTATCCAATGACTACATAACAAAAAATAGTCAAGTATTCTACACAGAGCTAGTAAGCGTATGTGCTATGGGCGTAGGGTTTGGTAGGCTAAATGCTTCACTATTGCAATTTACAAAATTTGATTACATGTTTCAAATAGATGCCCATATGCTTTTTCCAAAAAATTGGGATGAAAGTTTAATAGATGTCTTTAATTTAATAAAAACTGAAAATAATATTGATGAGAATAAAATTGTTTTATCGTCTGCGTCATCACTTAAATGGTTTAATTCCACAGAAGATCTATACAAAATAATGGGCTCTGGAAATGATGATAATTTTATTGAAATAGATCCTTATAATTTAGAAGAACATTTTTTAAACGATATACAAGGCGGCGCAATAAAAGTAAAAATGTTTTATGACGGAAAACAAGGAAGTGCCTTGCTTAAAGAAAATATAGGTTTTCCAATAGTATATGGAGAAAGACCAATTAAAAAAGGGTTAGATTATGAAGAAACAAATGGTGTTCATGCTTCATTTATGTTTTCAAAAGCTAATTTAAATAGAGATGTATTACATGACCCAGAAGACTTTTTTCATGGAGATCAAACTAACTACAGCGTAAGATTATTAAGTAGAGGATATAGAATATTTTCACCTAAGTATCCAGTAATATCGGTCATGGATAAAGGCAGATATGATGATAAAGAATATGATTGGAGATTTAACGAAGAAAGCGATAGAACAAATGCTCAAATCTATTTATCTTATAAAAAATCTGGAGATAGAGAGTTTTTAAACGACATAATATCTGGTAGGTATTTTGGATATTGGGGTGCTCCAGATCAAGAGTCTCTAGACCTAGCTAAAGAAAAAATTGAATATACAGAATTAGGCGGGTAATTTAAAAATTTGGTCCATAGCTCAGTTGGTAGAGCGTCGCACTGTTAATGCGAATGTCCCAGGATCGAGACCTGGTGGACCAGCTTAAGAAGATAGTCCCATTATTAAATGTTTCTTACATACACTAGAAACAACATAACCATTTCCTTCTACCTTGGCTATATCGTTATATTCTGCTGTATTATCGCAGAAGTAGCATTTGTCTGTAAGTGTATCCATAATATCATTGTATCATATTTGGATTTCCCGCCCTTTTGAAGCTATGTTATACCTTGGGGTACCATATCTAGCTAAAGTTGGCTCTAATTGCCTTCAGAAGGCTTCTTAGGGGTAAGTTTTCTAATAGGGGCTATCATCTTTTTAAGCCATCTTTCTATTTTATCTTCAAGTATTCCGCCAGGGGTTTCTTTCTTATAATAATCAGATTGAAAATAAGGTGAGTGAAATGTTTTAGCGAAATGATTTCTTCCCATTACACAATTATAGCATTAAACAATTATTTTAGCGTCAACCATCTTATCGTACATGTTGTTTATAATTAAGCCAAGAGACATTTGGCTCTGTTCAATATTTTTATTAGCTTCTTCTTCGCTCATTCCTGAAGCAAGGCATAGTTCTTTATTGTCCTCATTAATAGAGTCTAACATAATTTTAATTGCGTCGTCTTTAGTCATAAGACTATATTAGCATTTTGTTTTAGCAAATGTCAAGGGGGTCTTCTACCGCCGAGGCACTATTTTCGCACTTTCAATTTCGCACTGTATGCTCAAATTTATTTATAGAAACAGAAAACCCAATCGGAGGCGGATCCAATTGGGCTCTGGCATCTTGCGATGCAATGTATGGGGAACATGTGGGATGCTACGACCCATACAAATTTATTGTAGATTATCTGTTATTCAATGTCAAGCATTTTCTTCTGAAGGAGAATAAGACGGGACTGGACCAAGAAGGAATCCCTGCTCATGGTAGCTAACCATCTTAGATACCTCTTCAGGATCTGCCAAATGATTTGCTATTAAGGCTAGCATGTCATATATTCTATGAAGCATAATATAGTTAACCATTGGAAGGTTATCTTCTAGATTAGTTGTTTCATTCTCCAAGTGGTCTACCTATATCTTCCCAAAAAATTACTCTACCCATGTTATCTGTTACATTAATTAATACTGATTCATTCATTTGAGTATCTACAAAAGATTTACAGTTGCAATTACCACAAGCACACTCATGATCCATTTTCCACCTCTTTTACATGTTTAACTAATTGATCGTAATACTTAAATCCTACCGTTTTATTAAAATCACACGATAAGCAATACAAAAATATATTATCTTCCACATCCTGGTTGGGTAGAAGAGAGCCTTGATCCATGGGGCATTCTAACCTTGGAACAAGACCCTCTTCTGAAAGGGCTATATATTTAGATACATATTGTATCTTTTGCATTACTTCCTCTTTACTTTAGTAAGGGTATTGCTTTAACCATTCCTGTGCTCTTGGGGTTAGACCCTTCCAAGCTGACCAATTGGTTCCGCCATTAGTCATATAGTACGTTATCTCTGCGTTTGTTACTGGGTTGAACAGTTGTTCGTTCGATACTAAGTCGAATTTTTCTTTTCGTACTACGCCAAGTTGCCCTAGCATATTGATTTGAAAAATTCCGTAGGAACTATCTCCAGTCTTCCTATTTCCGTTATATGCAAGCGGACGTCCATTAGACTCCGTTTTTGCTATGGCCCAAGCTTTTTTAAGACCTAGACCTTGGAAACCTGCAGACTCTAAAATGAATATCAAATCTTTGTCTGCAAGTTGCTGCCATTCCGTATACTTCTTTGTAGTTAGTTTGTGCAGCTTCTCTTGCTTTAATTGGACTTCAGTTTTCATCGAAGCCTTTGCTTTTTCAGCCGTAGTGGGGTTTACTGAAAATAGAAATAATGTTATCATTACTATTACAGTGGCACTATGTACCAAGTCACTAAGACTTTGTTTTATATTCTCCATTGGCATTTCCTCCTTTAGAGATAACGAACTATAATCATAACATTGGCCGTAAGTTACTGTCAAGTCAGTTGACTAGAAAGAAATCATGGAAATATCATTTTCTACACCTATGGTGAACCTTAGATCTAACAATGGATATGGCCATGCCGCAGAAAAAATAGTTAAATCATTAACTAATTTAGGACATGTTGTTCCTTTTCAAAAATCAACATCTCCAGTTCAATTAAATTTTTCTCAACCTTTATTTTACAAATTACATAGAAATCAATATCAGATTTCTTATACTCCCTGGGAATCTACAATTATTCCAAAGACATGGTATCCATTTATAGATTCCTGTGACGAAATATGGACAACATCTAATTGGTGTGCAAATGTATTTGAAGATAATGGATTTAAGGATGTTAAAGTTTATCCTCATGGCATAGATCCTGTATGGAAACCTAAGAAACGTCAAGAATCTGATGTTATAAAGTTTTTACATATTGGAGAACCCGCCCCAAGAAAAGCGGGACAGATGGTAGTAGATGCATTTGTATCCTTATTTGGAAATGATCCTCGTTATTCTTTAACTATTAAAGCACATAACAGTAATACTACTAGAATATATAATAACTATATAGATAGAAATATTATTGGTTTACCTCATCATATGTATAGCAATATTAAGATGATAACAGATGATATTGATGAAAATCAATTAGTCAAACTTTATCATGATCATGATGTTCTAGTTTATCCAAGCTATGGAGAAGGTTTTGGTTTTATTCCGCTTCAAGCTTTAGCAACTGGTATGCCAACAATCTGTACTAGTGGTTGGGCACATTATGAAAATTATCTTGGTCCACTAAAAATTAAATCAACACTTGTAGACTCACCCTGGCCTTTCCCACATGAAGGAAAAGTTTTTGAGCCAGATTTATTTGATTTGTCTAAACAAATGGTTGAGGTTGCAAATAATTTTAAAGCATATGCTGGTTATTATTACGCCCAGTCAACTAAAATACATAACGATTATAATTGGGATCAGTTGACTAATAAATCGTTTAGTCATATTTTTAAAAAATTCTCAAAGTGACTTCCCCATTTAAATAAAGTTTGATACACTAGGATCTCACTCAAAAATTAAACAACCGCAAGGCGGAGAAACAGGTATATTATGTCAAGAACTATTGAAAACCCTTATGAAAATTTTATTGCGTTGTCTAGATATGCAAGATGGATGCCAGAAGAAAATCGTCGTGAAACCTGGGGAGAAACAGTAGATAGATACTTTACTTTTATGCTTGGCCATTTAGAAAAAGAACATTCTTATATCCCTGATAAAAAAATTGTTGAAGAAATTAAATCTGCAGTTTTTAATCGTAATGTTATGCCATCAATGAGATCAGTAATGACTGCTGGAGCAGCATTAGATAGAGATCACGTAGCAGGGTATAACTGTTCTTTTGTTCCAGTAGATTCTCCAAGATCATTTGATGAAACAATGTATATTCTTATGTGCGGGACAGGAGTTGGATTTTCTGTTGAATATAAATATGTTAATAAGCTTCCTGCCGTCCCAGATACACTAGAAAAATCTAATACAGTTATTATGGTGGAAGATTCAAAGAACGGTTGGGCAAAAGCTTATCGTGAACTTTTGGCTCTTCTCTGGTCAGGACAAATTCCAGCAATTGATGTAAGTAAATTACGCCCATCAGGTGCTCGTCTCAAAACAATGGGTGGTCGTTCATCTGGTCCACAGCCATTAGTAAATCTTTTTGATTTTACAATTGCAAAGTTTAAATCTGCGGTTGGTCGTCAATTAAAACCAATTGAAGCTCATGATATCATGTGCAAGATTGGAGAAATTGTAGTTGTTGGCGGAGTTCGTAGATCAGCTATGATTTCTCTTTCAAATATTAACGATATTGAAATGGCTCAAGCAAAATCAGGCAATTGGTGGGAACATAATTCTCAACGTGCACTTTCTAATAATTCTGTTGCTTATTCTCGTAAGCCAGACATGGAGCAATTTATTGCAGAATGGAAATCTCTTTATGACTCAAAATCGGGTGAGCGTGGAATCTATAATGTGGCAGCAGCGCAAGCACAGGCTGCAAAATATGGTCGTAGAAGCTCAGAAATACATTATGGAACAAATCCGTGTTCAGAAATTATTTTACGTCCCTATCAGTTTTGTAATCTTTCAGAAGTCGTATTACGTGAAAAAGATACAATTAAAGATGTTGAGGATAAGGTTAGACTTGCGACTATTCTTGGAACATGGCAAGCAACATTAACTGATTTTAAATATCTTCGCAAAATTTGGAAAGATAATACAGAAGAGGAACGCCTGCTAGGAGTTTCTTTAACAGGACAATTCGGACACAAGTTTTTTTCTGGAAAAGAAGGCCTTGATAAACTAGAAAAAGTTTTATCTGATTTAAGAGAAAAAGCAGTAAATACAAATATTGCAGAAGCAGGGAAAATTGGGATTCCCGCTTCAGCCGCAGTAACATGTGTTAAGCCATCAGGCACAGTATCTCAATTGGTCGGGGTTAGCTCAGGAATGCATCCATGGCATTCACAATATTATACTCGTACGGTACGTGGAGATAAAAAAGATCCAATTTCAACTTTCTTAAAAGAAGTTGGAATTCCTGTAGAAGATGATGTAATGAAACCAAATGACACTTATGTATTTTCATTTCCAGTAAAAGCCCCAGAAGGTGCAATTCTTAGAAATGATCTAACTGCTATTGAGCACCTTAACACTTGGTTGGTTTATCAACGTGCTTGGTGTGAACATAAGCCATCAATTACAGTATCTGTAAAAGAAGATGAATGGATGGAAGTCGGAGCTTGGGTTTATAAGCATTTTGATGAAGTATCAGGAATTTCGTTCTTGCCCCATTCAGATCACACGTATAAGCAAGCCCCATATCAAGAAACTACAGAACAAGAGTATAACGATTTGTTATCTCGCATGCCAAAGACTATTCGTTGGGAAGATTTGTCTTTTTATGAAACAGAGGATGGAACTTCTGGAACTCAAACTTTAGCGTGTAGCTCAGATGGCAATTGTGAGATTGTAGATATATCTGGTTAGTGGTAGAATATAGTATTGGGAGATTCCCAAAATTCCTGGGCACCCGCCCAAGAGGAGATGATTAAAATGGCTAAATTTGAAAAAGCCGATTTAAACAAGGATGGTAGAGTAACAATGACAGAACAAGTGTTAGCAGCTTTAGGAACTTATGCAAGAGCATTTTTGTCCGCTGCAATTGCTTTATATATGACTGGGAATACGAATCCAAGAGACCTTTTACTAGGTGGAGTAGCATCTGTTGCTCCAGTTATTCTAAAGGCTCTTAGTCCTTCAAACCAAGAATTTGGTTTTAAGAAAAAGTAATTAATTATTGTCTTAGATTAGAAATGCTCCTGTGCTAAAATTAGTACAGGAGTATTCCTATTTAGGAGACTATGGCAAATGGCAGGACAAAAGAACTTTGAAGTAGATCAAAATGCAACTTTTACCTTTATAGCAGAATATAAAGATTCAAGCAACAATGCAATTGATCTTACTGGCGCATCTGCAAAAATGCAGATACGTGATACAAAAGGTGGAAGTAAATTAGCAGTAACTTTAACATCTCCAAGCGGTGGTATTGTAATAGATGGACCACTTGGAAAATTAACTGTGACTCTTACTCCAACTCAAACAAACAAACTCTTTTATCCAAAATCTTCATATGACATTATGGTTATCGATTCTAACGGGAACAAAATAAAACTCCTAGAGGGTTTTATGACTCTCAGTAGATCGGTAACTATATAATGGCTGAATCCGTAGTAGTTAGACAAACATTAAATGAAGTAACAGTTTCATCTCCTGGTCCACAAGGACCAAGGGGTAAAACCATTTTAAATGGATCTGGTATTCCGTCAAGCAACCTTGGCCTTACTGGAGATTTTTATGTTAATAACACAACTCATGAATTCTACGGTCCAAAACTTAATGATTTAAATTGGACAGGCGCTACAATTATAGGATTATCGGCAGCAGGAGCAGATTACGCATTTAGGTATTCTTGGGAACTAGCACAAATAACTAAGACAGATATTGCACCAATTGTATATAGCGTTGTAATATTGCACAACCTTGGTTTTTATCCTAACGTAACAGTAAAAACAAGCGCAGGAGATATACTAGAAACTGGTATAGATTATGATAATACAAATCAAATTACACTGACAATGGCTCAACCATTTTCAGGGACAGCACATCTGTCTTAAAAAGGAGAAGAAAAAATGGCAAGAACGTATGCGGTCAGCTTAGACCTTAATAAAAATGAGTTGCTAAATGCAAGAATTCAAAATTTAGCATCAGCACCATCAAGTCCAGTTACTGGTCAACTTTACTATAACAATGTTTCAAATATTCTGTTTTTCTATAACGGAACAGAGTGGACACCAGCATCTGGATCTACAGAAGTTATTCAAGACGTTATTGGTTCAACGGTAGTAGCAGGCACTGGCTTAACAGCAACATACAATGATCCAGATGGAAGCCACACTATAAGATTAAACGATACTGCTGTTACAGCAGGTTCGTACGGTTCGACAACAGCAATTCCTACATTTACAGTAGACGCTCAAGGTCGTTTAACTGCAGCAGGAACCGTAAGTGTAGCAACAAATCTTTCAATTGCTGGAGATACAGGAACAGACACAGTTGATCTACTTACAGATACACTTACAGTATCTGGCGGAGAAGGAATTGATGTAGCAGTAACAAATAACACAATTACTGTATCTGCAGAAGATGCGACATCTAGTAATAAGGGTGTTGCCTCATTTAGCGCAACAGATTTTACAGTTACAGCAGGTGCTGTATCTCTTAATAAAGATCCAGTAATTACACTCTCAGGAGATGTAAGCGGATCTGCAACAATGACCAATTTAGGTGATGTAACAATATCAACTACAATTGAGCCAAACTCTGTTGCCCTTGGTACAGATACAACTGGCAACTACATTGCAACAATTGCTGGAACAACAAATGAAATTGAAGTTTCAGGTTCTGGCTCAGAAAATTCAGCAGTTACAATTGGACTTCCAGACAATGTTGAGATTACTGGCAATTTACAGGTAGGTGGAAACCTTAATGTAATAGGAACAGTAAACTCTGTAAATACAACACAAATTAATATTGAAGACAATAAGGTTAAGCTAAATAGCAATGCAACAGGATCTCCAACAGCAGATGCTGGTATTCTTGTAGAGCGTGGCACTTCGGCTGATGCTGAAATTCTTTGGAATGAGACATCTGATGTTTGGCAGATTGGTCAAGTTGGTGGAAGTTACCATAATATTGCTAGAAAATATGCAACAACAATTGGTGACGGAACAGCTACATCTTATACAGTAACTCACAATCTAGCAACCAAAGATGTTACAGTACAAGTATTTGAAACTAACGCAGACTACAATCAAATAGAAGCAGATGTTCAACATACATCAGATTCAGTAGTTACAATTAAATTTGCCGTAGCTCCGTCTTCTGGCGAATATAGAGTTGTTATTGTAGGATAAAATGTCAAGAAAATTTAAGTCTTTACTTAACTTAACTACACTCACTTCCGACCCTTTGGGGTCGGAAGGTGATGTGTTTTTTAATACAACAGATAAAGCCTTAAAAATTCATAACGG